ATGTCGTCAAAGTAATCTAAAATACTCACTACATACCCCTATGATATTTAGGCAATCCAGTTACAAACCATGATGGTACACCATGCTTCCCGTCTATCTTAGAATTAGCTTCATTAAACGTAACCGATACTTTACCCCGGGTGCGACTTGCCACACCGCTTCCAACAGTCGGGGCGTTTGTGTTTTGCTGGTCGATCATCCACCATACAGCTTTTGCAACCAATGGAAGGTAGGCAATAGGGAAGCCTATAAAAATCTGCTCACTATTCTTGGTGCTGGTTGTTGCCTGATTAAGTTGTATCAGAGGCACACTGTAGCTCTCTGCGCCTACTTCTATCGGTGGGGCTTCTGTGTATACCTCTACGATATAAGACCCGTCAGCGATTCCCTGACCGCTTATCTGAGCTCCTGCTTCTAGAGTCTCACCTTTAAAGTCAACAATCTCGATATATTCATTCCCTTTGGTGTTGCCATAAAAGAAGTCGTTCCACCTATGCCCGGTAATCTGCTTAACCTTTGAGTCGATAATAGGAAGGTATAGGTCTATCTGTGCATCGTAGTCAGGTACTGTAATCCCTAAATATGTCTTAACCTGTTCTCTTGTAATTATCATCTATATCCTCACCTTGAATGTAATGGACACCCTAACATCTGTTGCACCTTCTGCGTCTACAAATATACCATACTCTGCGCCCGGTGGTATTCTCGTTCCCAGGTTTTCAACTGGTATATTCTGAGAGTCTGATTTCCCTAGAGGCACAGAGAACACGCCTATTTCACCGTTGGGAACATAGGTTCCGTCTTCATCATATTCTAGCGCAGCCACAGCACCGTCCATTGGTGTCCAATTCGGTGTAGTTATGTTTGGGTTTTTATAGACTATTATTGACGCTGGCTTGTTACCCTCTACAGCAGCCATGAAATAAACGGGCCTTGCGTAAAGTCTGTTTTCAGTCCCTAAAAATGTTTCCGGGTTTCTAATGCCAAATAGGTAGGTAAGCCCAGTACCGACAGCTACAGAAATATCGTGGTTCACAAGCTCCTCAAATGCATCCGGGTAAGGCTCACCCATAAGCCCAGCAACAGCAGACGGGGACCGCATTGTTTTATTATTTGTGCTTCCACCGTTCTTTTTTATATATGCGGTAATTGGTATGGATGGATTAAATACACTGACTAGCGGGTGTGTATTGGAATACTTAATCACATGGACAAGCTCAACCTCTCCGGTCTCTCCGTTCTCTATTCCGAAGTATTGCATACCATACCCGAGCCATTGAAACCCGATATAAAAAACATTACCGAACGAATGATTTATATTAGGTCTAGTGTCTACGTTCCATGCATCTTGATATATCCAATCCTGAACACCGCCCCTTATTTTGAATATACCAAATCTTTCCCCATCATACCCAAAGCCCCACCCATCTTCTAAGGTCTTTGTGAACGGGCCTTGCATCTGTAGCAAGTTTTCTTCTGGGGTGTCTAAGGTGTTTGTAAAATAGCAGTATGCTCCTTCACCGGGTGCATACGTTAAAAAGTCCCTAGTCGATGCGATATAACCGCCATCTGGGTCTGTTCCTGTGCTTATGACAATAGCGCCATTTTCTACTGTTGATGTACCACCGTTGATGGACTCAGTATAAATCTTTGTGTCAACTATCTGCGTTGGGAATGTCCACCCTGTTTGTGGTCTAGGCGTAACTGTAATTAGCTCACCGAAAGGGCTTTTTCTGAGTCTGGTATTTTTACCTGGGCCTATCATAAATCCACCCTCACAATCCCTGTCCTATCGGCTGCATAAATGTACACATCGATTGGAATATCACTGATAATTTCATCAACAGGTTCTAAAAGTCTCACCTGTCCATCTATGGAAAATGGCTTATCCTCAGGAGGTGCAGAATCCCCTGCATTTCTCCAAGTCTGATAGAAAACTGTCGGGTCTGTATTAGATACATGGATATAGCCCATTGTTACAGCAGAGGCTACTTTAGTCCATGTACCTTTTACACACTCGACAAGCTCCATTTACTTCTCCAGTCTCCACCCGGTTTTTAGGTGTGCTTCTACGAGTCTTTCTTCGATGTCAATAACTGAATTATTAACGTGATACATCCGGACGGTTTTTGTCTCGACTTTCTTAGGCTCTTTGGTTGCCTCGATTTCTGCCTTGGTACGTCTTTTTCTTTTTGGCTTTTCTTCTTCTACAAAATCTTCCATGAAATACTCCTTAAAACAGGGGGCCGAAGCCCCCATTTAATTAACCTAGCAGAAGTGCAGAATGTGCGGGCTTAATCATCTTAACACCCCACGCTGCTGATACTTCAATCTTCATCTGATGATACTGTCCATATACAGCCACATCGAAGGAAATCCCAGTGAAGGGGTCAGTAACGGTGATATGGTCACTTGAACCATCCATCACCCGACCGTTCATCATGGGAAGTTTGGGAAGTCTTGAAACCAGCATGATCGCATTTCTATCGAAGGCCATGTTAACTTCGTTTGCAGAATCTCCAACGGTCATGTCAACACCGTCAGCAAGGGTCTGCTGTAGTCCAGGCTCGGCAATGGTGATAGTACCAGCGGCTGCGATTCCAGAAGTAACTACATACTTGTTAGCATCTCCAGCAAAGGTTACAACATCACCAGCTACTACGGTTCCGCTTCCGGTGTCTACAATGATCTCAGTAGAACCAACGGGAAGGGTTGCACCAAGGTTGGTAACGTATCCGGTCCCGGTTCCCTGAGTGTGTCCACCAATCTGGTTAGATTCGTGCAGGCTCAGTCCCTGTACTCTACCAAGTGCGCCATCCCGAAGGAAGGAAGAGTCTCCAGCTTCATTTACCCGGAAAAGGGTTGCCTGGGTTCCCCGAAGGTTAGCAGCAGAGCCATTACCAAGCACAAGGTGCAGGTCGTTAGCAGGTGCGCCATTCTCGTTGAGTACCTTTCGGATGTTGGCAAAGTCTGACAGGTCGTTGATGGTTCCAAAAGGAAGGGTTCCAGCGGTTCCAGCAGCCCGAGAAGCACCTACATAAGTATTCCAAAGGTCTGCTTCCATTTCGTTTGCCAGGGTTCTAAAAGCCTGAGCAAACTGGTCCTGGAGAATTCCGCCTAGCTGGGGATTGTCAGAGCCAGCGGTCAATGAACCTTGCTCTTCACCATTCCAAAGAATAGGCACAGCCCGAGACTTGGAAATAGTTAGGGAATCGTAACCGATAGTCTGAGAACCAGAATCGGCGGGAAGCTGACCAGGAGTGATATCCTCAGCAGCTTGGGCAGGGGTGATAGGGAAAGTAATAGTCTGATCTTTCGCAGCTCTTTCCACTCCAGCGTTCCGGCGTACTGCGGGAACGAAACCAACCAGTTCCCTAGAAACGGTATCCAGGGCCTGGTAAACAGTTGGGATTAACCCAGTAAGGGTATTAGCCATTTAAGGCCTCCTCTTATATTTTGTGGAGGCCCCGAAGACCCCCCATTATTCGGCAGTATCAACAGTGACACCACCGGAATTTACAAATTCCATTTGTTGCTTAGGACTCAGAGTAGAAAAGTCTTCTCTGGTCATCCGCTTGCCCTCTTCTTTACCTTCGGCCGCTTTTGGCTCCCCGGTTTTGTAGCGGGCTTTAATTTCCTTATCGAGGCTGGTGTCGATAGTCGTCTTGATATCAGCCCAATCCTCTTCTAAATACTTTGCTGCCTTATCTCCATATACTGCGTATCTATCAGCCTTAAGAGGGTCCATTCCAAGCTCTTTAGCTTTCTTACGCAAGTCCGCTTTCAAAGCGTTTTCTCTTTCCCTTGCATCAGCAGCCGCCAGCTTTTCTTCCAACTCTCGGAGTCTCTTTTGCTCCGGTGTTTCTTCCGGGCTAAGCTCTTTTCTGAGTTGCTCTTCTTTGCTCTTGATGATTTCCGGTAGTTTTTCAGATTCGAAGCGGTTTAACGCTTTTTCGATCCGTCGTGAAGTCTCAGCATCAAGGGCCGATTTGAAGAATTGAGTCTTTTCAATAAACTCAAGGGCTTCCTCTTTGGTTTTGATACTTAAGACCGGGTTTTCAGATTCTAGCAGATTCTCAAACTCTGCCAGGTTGGCCCCCTCTTTGGCGTTGGCCTTCACCCACTCTTTCGCAGTCATGTCGTTTTTCTCCTCGCCCGGTAGTTTTCAACCTACCACGCTATATAGTATTTTAAAACTATAGCATACACTTGTCAAGTAATAATTTGTATACCATTTTCAGCAGCCCATTGTTCATAGGTCTGATAACTGATAATGTCCGTTTCTCCTGTCACCGGGTTTCTTGCCCTTCTTAACTTTGGCTCAAATCCATCTGGCCTAGTGGTGACAGTGCATCGGCAGTTGATATTCTCCCCGGCAACTGACATAGAACCAGGATAAGCACCTTTTGCCCCATTGCTCAGGGTGAAATTACCTTCCTTGTCTTCCTTCTGACCATCGGCTGCACCGTGTCGGCCTCTTGTCCGGCTGTCAAGTGTAGCATCCCAATAGCGAGATACCTCGATTCCAAACCGCTCGGCCTCCAGCTTTGACAACCATGCCCCGGCGTTTAGATTTCTGGTTCCCTCGGTCCTGGCAATTCTCAATGCGTTGGATATAGTGGTTTCAAATATCTTCCGAATAGACCTAGCTGTTTTTGTGTAGGAATCGCCTGTGATTAGACTTGATGTTAAAGCCTTTCTAATGCGCTCCAGGTCCGCTACACGATGCCCGGCGAGCAATTCCGATAAAGTGCCATACTGTGGAAGTAAGGTCTTCCAAGCCTCTTGTTTGGCCTTGCTCAAATCCTTCCACACCTTTTCTGTACCGAATACAGATAACTGCACCGCCCTTTGGTCTAGTACCGGGTTCATCTCTCCAGCCCATCCAAGCAAGAAAGACTGTCTAGCAAAGTTATTTGTCACCGCCAGTGTCCCGGCTTGCCCCTGGAGTTTTCCTGCTTCTTT